CATAAGCACCACGAACAGAAGTATAATAAACTTGTGTTTCTAAACCATCATTCGTTATTATAAAGTCGGTAGGGTCTAAAGTTAATATTTGTTGATAGAATCTTAAACCTTCTTTTTCGCTTTTCATGTAGTTACGTTCTAACTTTGTATTGCCTATAGCATATCCATTGTCTATTCTTGTTCCTGTGAGATAGTCCTCAAAGTTAGTAGTCAATACTTCCACAAATAAATTTCTTATCCATGCGTTTACTAATTGTGCAGTATCAGCAGCAATAACGTCTGTATGAAGTATTGAAATATTATTATTATTTATAAATACATTACCTGCACCACCAGCACCAACATAATCGTCAACATATTTTAGCCATGCTTTATTTTCATAGAGATTGTCTAAGTCAGTTTCTATTGCGTCCGGACCTGCTGTATTGATACTTTTATCTCCTACATTTGCATTAAATAACCTTGTTTCTCTCACGTTATCACCTTCTTTAACTAAAATTTATATTTGCAATAGGTTGGTGTGGTGTTAATGCTATGTAACTTATTGCAAATCCATATATAATAATATTAGTGTCTATTTCAGGATTAAGAATATTTGTAAATGTAATTGTTATTCTATTTCCTTTTTCTCTTATAAAAGCACTTTGTAGATTAGTTGAATAATTCCCCCAAGGGCTTCCCCATAATTCGCCCCATACTAAACCTATGTTGAGTTTTTGAAGATTTATAAGCATTGAATCTAACTCTATATCATCTATTGCAATTCCTAAACTTAAATGTCTGTCAAAGTTTTCAGCACCTATATTTGCATTGATGAATATTTTATCTATAAATTTTTGTGCTACATGATTATCTAATGCTAAGTTTGAAGTTGTCATTATGAATTTTACAGGAACTTCTTCTTCTGTTACTGGGTTAAAGTCAACATATTTTACATTTCTAAAATTCAAAGAATAGTTCATGCTTGCAAATTCTAATTGTCCGTTTCTTCTATATAGAAAATCATTTACTTGTATATCCTCAAACAGTGTGTATGCTTTCTTGTCTACATAGTAAAGAAGTATTTTATTGTTAGGTTTTTTTACTTCTGTTCCAAAAGCTAAATAATATACTCCGTCATGGTAAACACTTACACATTTTGATTTATCGTCAATAAGTTTAATTGTATTCTCAACTTTTTCATCACTAATACATTTTACTGTTGAAGTATTTTGCATAGCAACTCCGTATTGACTTAATATGTTAGCACTTACTAAATACAATCCATTATCAGCAAGGTAAACAAAATTATAAAGATTTAATACTTGTACTGAATATTCACTTGCACAACCGTAAGGAATAGCTAATCTTCTCCATTCTCCGTCTGTTGATGGTTCTATCCCTGTGTATTCATACCAACTATGCTTATATCCTACTACGATACTATCTAATAAATTAAGTAAGCATACTACTGAACCTTCGCTTGATGTTGGTGATAATACGTTGAATTGTTTAAAGTAATTTAATTGGTATGGCTCGCTGAAATATACTGCATGAGGTTTCTTTGGGTTTCCTGTTGCAATATATCTTCCTGATTTAGTATGTTGAATAAATTTAGTACAGTTTCTTACTTCGTTTAAAATATTATCGTCTGCTTCACCTTGAACGTCTGAATATACAACTATTGATACTCCTGTATCATAGGTTTCAACATAACAATCCTCTCTGTAACCTATACTATCAGCAATAAAAGTAACTACGTTTTGTTTAGCTGTTGCTGAATATCCGGGGAATGTAGCTGTTGCAATTTTACTCGCTACTGTTCTTGCACTATCGCCGGAAGATAAATTAACATCATAGTTTGTCCCATGTAAATTAATCGTTATATATCCCGATTCTATTACGGTATTAAATACGCTTAACTTTACTATTTCTCTTTTCCCTGCTTCGTATGCTTTTAATGTTCTTGCTATGCTTGAAGTTGCACCTACTATATCAGTACAATCTTCCCACCTTGCAGAGTTATTATAATTTTCAGCACTTAAATCTATTTCACCTAAATTTGCTAATGCCTTATAAAAATGCCCCCTTATCCCCATTGCTGAAAAATCGTCTGTTATTTGAACTATGTCATTTGATTTTATTGTTGCTGTTACGTTTGAATAATAGTCTTTACCGCCTATTTCATATATATTAGCACCGTTACATACATATAAAACGTCTTGTTGTTGGAGAAAATAAGCCTTATCGCTATTTAAAGAAAGTATCAATTCGTCATCACCAACTAAGTCCGTTTTATATAGTTTTTTGTTGTAAATTTCTAATATAATTGAATTGTCTCTGACTAAATACTCAAATCTTTGTGTTATGTTATAACCTTTATTATCTCCTATCGGTGAAGTTCCGTTTCTAATTTTTATCGCATTTTGTTCAGTTATAACAGCATTAGTCAATGCTGACAATTCATTGTCTTTTAAGCTATCTTCGGAAGTAGAATCATTATATCCACCTGAAAAGTCAAAATATCCTTTGTATTGTAATCTACTCATTTATCTCACCTCAAATCATTGGTGAATATTTTATTCGTTGTCTTGATTTTTTAATTGTTCTTAATTTTGTGCTTGCTAATCCTGATTTACGTCTGTATTCAGCTAATAGTAAAACTTTATGATTTCCTTCTGTTAAATCTTCGTGCATGAATATTCTTGCCATTTCTTTATAAGCTACATAGTAAGCCAATGCTTCATGGAATAATTGATTTATCCCGGGAGTGTCTGTTAATGCAGTTACATTGTCTTGTGTAGCAATATATTCTACTTTATGCTCTCCTTCTGTTGGGAATTTTATCTGTCCGTTTTCGATTAAAAAATCATCTTCAAGTACATTTCCCTTGAAACACCTTTTTATAGCTATGCAATTATTAGGTAAGTCTGTCCAAATATCTTTTATTCCATATAGATAAGTGACTTCTTTCTTGCCTGCTTCATCGAATCTTGTTGCTAAATCAGTCATAGCTTCGTTTATATATAAAAAAATATAACTATCTGGTATATCTCTTTGCCCACATAGTAATAATGCTAAATTTTTAATTTCTTGTACGGTCATAGTAACCTCCTAGAAGTGCTTGGTTGTTTCCGTTTTCACCACTTCTTTTACGAAATTTTCTCTTAAATCTTGTTCCTTTTTTGCTTTTTCTATTTCGTGTTTCAGTTTGCTTTCTTCAACCATTTTCATTTTCTTTTCAAATTCTATTACTTTGTTATCAGCTTGTTTTAGTTTATAAAAAACATCTTCTAATTTATCGCTTGATACACAGTAAGTTGCTTTTTTAGACGGAAAAAAGGTACAAGAATGCACCTCGTACCTTTCTCCCTTTGGGTTGAAGAAAAGAATTAAATCATCATCATATTCTCGCAAATCATTAGCAATGTTATAAACATCATCTTCCATCAGTCGGTAGCCTAACTTTCGTAAATGATTAATCAATAATCCTTTTCTATTCATATGAACTCCTTATTGAGTAATGTTGGTTATTCTTGTGTTTGCACCCGGTTGTTTACACATGATTTCAGCATAGTTAGTTAAAATAGCTTCGTATGCTGCTGTGTTAGCAACTGGTTTCAAGATAGCACCATCCATATCCATCCAATCAAACAATTCACCTATTGACAACAATTCAAAGGTATCTGCTATGTTCAAAAAGTCCATAGTTGTATCACCCTGATATTTGTCTTGTTCTACCGGTATTCCATTATAGGACATAGTAATATGCCCTGCGTCATATCGTGTTTCAATTTCAGAATATCTCTGGAACTGTGCTAAATAGTTTTTAAGCACTCTGTATGCTCTGTAACCTGCCAAAATAACTTCTGGTTTCTTACCTGATTTAAGGTCAACCCTCTGTACTGCTTGTTCCATAATTTCATCATCTAATGCCACTCCATTAGCATTAATAGCACCGGGATTAAACCAAGTGTTATTTGCTCTGGTTACTCCATAGATAGTGATGTTGGGAGTCATAATAGCGTCAAGCCCTGTTATTTCTAATCCATAAGAACCCGAAATACAGATTGCGTCATTTACTGCGGTTGCTTTTGTTAATGCCGGAGTAACAGTAATCGTGCTGTTAGCTTCGTCTATTGCTGTTATGGTATGTCCTGTGTTTTCGGCTGCGGGTGGGTTAGCTGTCATGTCTATCGTGTCGATAACCATGCCTTCCGCAAAGTATCTTGTGTTGTCTACTGCTATAACATTTTCGCCTACTGGTTCAACTTCGGTACAAAGTGCCAATGTTCCTGTTCCATCACCGAACATTTGACGGTTAAGATTGTCTTTTGCATCTCTAAACATTTCTTTCATTTCAAGGTCTAAAGCGTTCACGAATGAAGCTCCTGTTGCACTTGACTTAATTAGTCTGTCGGACAATGAAATTCTTGCATACAAGTTTTTAGGCACTACATTAATTTGTAACCTGCTTGCTGCTGCTGCGGTAGGCAATGTTCCTAATTCTGTTCTTGAACCAATACCTCCGCTTCTACCGAATGTTACAAGGAATGTTTCGTTTGCTCCCATTGAAGGAGAAGTATTTTTCTCCATTAATTTGTAGAAGTAAGATAGTTCCTCGTTTAATTGGCTCTTAAAGCCGGGAAGGTAGTCATTCTGCAATATTGCGTTTAAATTTGCTATTGATATAGTCATTTCTTCTCTCCTTTTTTATAAATATTTAACAGTTTAATGTCTTGTTTAGGACAATAAAAAACACCTACATGGTGTTTATTGCTGATTTAACATTTGTAATCTTCTTATTGCTGATAATTTTGCTTCTTTCATGTTCTTTGGAAGCTCTCCGGTACTTGCAGGAATTTGTGTTCCCGTCTGGTTGTTCCCCATTAAAGGCGGTAATTCTTTTCCTGTTCCGTTATTCAATCCCTGTTGATACTCTTGAATTATTTGCTGTTTGATAGCTTCATTTTGTAGCAACTGATTTTTTAAATCCTCGTTACCAAGTATTCCTTCGACTAAGTTTCCACCATTACCAAGCAATGAATTTGATATTACGGTTTTATAAGCTATGCCAAGTGGGTCTTGAGTATTTACCAATCCGGGATTTTCTTGTATCACTTGAACTATCTGTGGTAAATATTTTTGTGCTTCCGGATTGGCTGACATGAAATTTCTAACATTGTCTTGCCATGATAACCTGTTGTTTAAACTTTGCGTCTGTTGAATTAATGGGTCGTACTGTTCTTTAATTTCATTTAGTGCCTGTTGTTTAGCTTCCTCTTGAATACGTCTTACAAACTCTATCGGATTATTTTCAAATTGCTGTCTTATCTGCTCGTTTTGTGCTTCAATTTGTTCCTGTGTTGGTTGGTTCATTCTCTGTTCAATCGGTGCAAGCCTTTGATTTAATGTTTGGTCTATTCTGGCTGACAAATTGTTGACTAAACTATTAATATCTATCTGCGGCTGCTGAACGGGTACCTGTTCTGTTGGTTGTGCCTGTGGCGGTTGTCCTGTTGGTTGCTCTGCAAACAACTGTAAGTTAAGTTTCTGCATAAATTTTCGTAACATTAAATTCCTCCATTCTCTTGTCTTTTTTCTAAATCAATCGGTTTGCCTTGTGGTTTTGGTTGCATTTGCATTTGTTGTTGCATCATTGCTTGTTGAATATATTTCATATGTTCTGCTATGTGCATTTTGAATATCTCTTGAATTTCAGGCGGTAATACCTCAAATTCTGAACTTAGCATAAATTCTCTATGCGTTTCTACCGCAACATCATGCAACTCGAAAAACTCTACTGGCTGTGGTTGTCCCATTGACATTTTTATATTTTGTTCATTACTCTTTGTTTTTTCAATCCGCTTGGAATCCATTCCAACATTCGTGTCTCCAAATTCAAGCATTTCAAGTATTTTACTGTCGTCAATCGCTCCTCTTTCATCTCTGAACATACCGTACTGCAATAAATTAATTATTAGATTTCTTCTCTGTGATAAACTTTCGCTTATCCTTGCAACACCTTCGATAATAATATCGTCTGCTGTTATAGTGTTTTTGTTCCAATAGATTGTTTTAACTGAATTTACTCGTCCTGATATTCTAAGTATTCTTTCGTTTTCTGCAAATTGTTTATACAGATATAATGTTTGTCTTGCTACTTCTAACATACTGTCTTGAATACCAACTGCTGTTAAATGTAGTCTAGTTTCGTCTTGTTCGTTTAAAATATTTAATGCCCGTCCGCTTTCAACTCCCGTTGGTACTGTGCTATCTCTTGATATTTCACTCACTCCACTTATTTTAGTGAAGTTTACTAAATCGGTTTGCTCTTGGTTGAAAAACTCTGCAGGCATGCCTTGAGATTGCATATATGTAGGAATTTGCGTTCCGTCTGATTTATTGTAAATAAGCATATCTCCCGGTGCTATTCCTTCGCTGTCAAGGTTATTTAATTCTGCGGTAGCTGCGTCTACGATAACAACTCCTATTGCAGCAGATTTCATATATTCGCTTATACGGTTTTTAATGGCATTGTAACGTCTTTGAACAGGTATTAAACTGTCGATAATAGTTTTCCCCCAAAAGTACCCCGGTCTAATGATTGAACGCTGTAAAACAAATGGTAACGCTCTATTGTTGTATTTTGAATTAATATACGGTAAATCTCCTTCATATAAAAGCTTATCGTGATAATCGCAACATATAATTAGTTTCCCGTCAGGAAATTCCTTTGAAGGTATCTCGTAATATTCATACAACATTATTACTTCATCTTTTTGTTTTGAATCAACTCCCATTTTAGAGTTATTAAGATTAAATAAAGCATTTCTGCCAAATATGTTAAGTTTAGTTCCTTGTAAATCCACTCCAAAGGTATCGTATATATAATCAACATCAACTGCCCTTGCATGGATAATTGATTTACAGTATTCAATATCGGAATTATACGAACTATCGGGAAATATCTCAAAAGGTGAACATACTACATTAACAGGTTCTCCTTCTCTCTGATAGACGGGTCTGCCTTCATTGTCCATAGTAAGTCCTAACTTCATTCCCTCATTTGGATTCCAAATATTTTTCCATATTGCCGTTCCCGTAGTTTCAGCCCATGCGTTAGCGGTAGATTGTGCTTTGTTTAATTCGTTGCTATTTGCCCATGAATCAAGTATTTTTGTTGTTATATAGGCATTATTAACATCATCTGCGTCTTGGCTTGAAGGTCTTGCTTTGTATATTTGATTTAACCTTGACAGTTTTGCTAACCTTGTAAGCCATATAGGCAAGATATGATTGTATGCTTCTCTTTCCTGTGCTTTTAACAGTTTAGGATATTCAACTAAATCATTTGTAATATTACAAATATACTGGTATTGCTCTCCTTCTATAAAAGCCATATTTAATTGCCATCTTAACTCAAAGTACAAACGCTCCATACGCCTACGCTCATATTCATTTTTTACATAGGAAATTTTATCAGTTTCGGTAATCAATCTTCTTTTATGCCTTCGTGGCTTCTTTTCGTCATAATGCTTATAAGCGAAACCTTGCATAAATTGTAAAGGAGTGCTTATTTTTCCATATATGTCGTTATACAAATTTCATCACCACCTTTCGTGGTTTATTTTTAATTAAGAACTCCGTTATACTTATCATCACCCAATATTTCAGCATCAGTAAGTATTTTAGGTTCTTTTGACTTTGTTAAAGTTACATATTCAGGTGTGTTTTTTGCCATTATTCTATTGAGATAGTCTATTCTCTCTACGCTAAACTGCTTGTCTTTTTTATTAAGACAAATTACTAAAAAAATAACAGTTATTGCAAATATCACAAATATAACTGCTGAAAATATCATAAAATTCAATATATCCATAAAACCTCCTATAACATAGTTTTAACTAATTTTTCCTGTAATGGATTGGCATATCTATAAAATTCTAAGTAACCTTTTGTATTATCATCAATGCCTGTAAGTTTCTGAATTATGTTATTATAATTAATGTCAACTTTTAATATCTCGCATATTACAAGAGCTTGAGCCAAGGCAATTTTTCTAAGATTAGAGTATTCTAACAGGAACGCTTCGTCTTCTAAGCTGTCGTGATATCCGCTTTCGATTAAGAATATATGTGGGCAATCGGTTTTAGCGGCGCCACGAATAACACCATAGTAATTTAAAACATCATCTGTGAACAACTCTAAATCTTCGTCATTAACAAACGTTCTTGTTTTAGCTCCACGGTTTGTGTTGCCCATAACATTTGATACTGCCCTTGATAACTTCTCAGCATTTATCTTGTCGTATGCTTTCTCAAAATCATAAAACACTTCTACTCCCCTGATTTTATTTGAAGTTGACCCTGAAGCGTTTGTATGTTCACTTATAAACAAATCATAACCCTGTGCTTTTTTACCTCTTTCTTCGAGTGACGGGTCCTCATCCCACTTTCTTGTTAAGTCTGCTTGTACCCCTAACTTCCTTAATATATCTTGTAGAATTATGGATATCATCCACACGCCTAAGTATTCATAATATCCATTTACTCCTTTATTGGCGCTTCCTATACAATGCCCAGGGTCTATTCTTACTTTCTTCATAAACTCACCCTTTACAATCTGAAAATGGCAGTCTTGGTATCTTCTATGAACCTCACATATCCGCCTAAGTAAGTTAATACCCACCTCAAAGGTACATAGAATCTGTTGTTGTGAATTATTGGAGGCGAATCGGTCTTAATTGCTTGACCGTTGATATACATATTGTTATCACCTATTACCAATTTAATGTCTACATCTAACGGCTGAAGCGACACAAAACCCGCTCCGAATACTTTGTCTATACCTTTAATGCCTAAATCTTTGGTAGAGTAAATCTTTAATGCTTCATATACTTTTCTTTCTTCCGGGTACTTACCTGTTTTCTTGTAGTATTGACTTATTAACAAAGCTGCAATTCCGCTTACAATAGGTGTAGCCATTGATGTACCGCTAAGAGTTATATATCCGCCATATAAATAGGCTCCAATAACATCTACTCCAACCTGGCAAACATCAACTTGCTTTCCTGTTGTAGTGAATAATGCTTGCTTCTTATCGTGGTCCACTGCACCTACGCATACAGGTTCCTCAAAACTTGCCGGGAAGTGGTCTGTTTCTGTCCCTGTGTTGCCTGCTGCACATACAACAAGTATGCCACTATTTACACAAGCCTTGATTGAATCTTCCAAGTCGTCAAGATAACTTCCAAACGCCTTAGCATTTCCGCCTAACGACATCGAAATTATATTTACTCTCTCGCCATTTGGACCTCTCCAATTCCTTGCATAGTCAACTCCCTTTACTATGTCTTGAGGATATTGGCAACCACCGGCACCGTCTAATACTTTAATGGGAAGAATTTTTGCCTTTGGAGCTATTCCTACATTTTTACCTGCTATTGATGAAGCGACATGGGTTCCATGACCTCTGTCATCTTGCCATTGTTTACGATTTGAATATGTTCTGTTTGTGTTGTAGCCTTCCAATAACCTGTCCTCAAATTCTTCATGAAGCGACACTCCTGTATCAATAACAGCTACTACAGCATCTTCTCCGAATATCCCTTGACTATAAAAACTTTGTCTTCCGGAATACTCAAGGAATTTTAATCCGTCAATTCCTATTTCGTCAAGAGTGTTGTAAATCGCCCCTGTGGTATAATTATTTAGCATATAGTTACTCCTTCTTTGTAAAATAATATGTGATTATTGAACCTGCATATGTGGCATACAACTCAACAGGAACAGAACCAATAATAAAGCCGTATGTTATTGCAAAAGTAATTGTCAATGTAATTAAAGACTTTACTTTAAACAATTCTGCTATATTTACTAACAATTTTTCTATAAAAATCATTTGTCACCCTCCTTATCTGTTGGTAATTCCATAATGTTTTGTACTAAATCTTTGATTACCCCGTTTTGCCCAAGAGCATGATATCTATTGAACATATTTTGAATACTATCTCTTGCATATATCGGGCAGTAACCTCTATCCATATAATAGTTATAAGATTGAATAATCCTATCCCTGAGAAGTGCATGAATCGCAAGTTTCATTTCGTCTTGCTCTTTAAACTTACACTCAATTTTTTTAGCTTGCTTTTTGCTTATCCAGGCTACAAACGCTGTTAGCATACCAAACGCTGTTTGCAGCCAATATTTTAATATCCAATCGCCCATAAACCACCTCAATTTACTGTCAGATTAAAAAATCCCGACCTTTATATATTTATCTTTTTTATTCAGACAAACGACTAAAAAAATAACAGTTACCGCAAATATTGCGAATATAACTGCTACGAAAACCATGAAATTTATATCCATTTTTATCTCCTATACTCTTCTAATA